GCCGCCCGAGTACATCCCAGACGGCTGGTCCTATGAGTGGAAGCGCAAGACCAATGTGGGCATGGAAGACCCCGCCTATCAGGTCCAGCTGGCCCGCATGGGCTGGGAGCCAGTGCCAGCGGCGCGCCACCCCTCGATGATGCCAGATAACAACAAGTATCAGATCATCGAACGCAAGGGCATGGTGCTGATGGAGCGCCCGAAGGAAATCACGGACGAGGCCCGCGACATTGAGTACCGCAAGGCCCGCAATCAGATCCGCCAGAAGGAGGCGCAGTTGGCGTCGGCCCCAGACGGCACGCTGACACGCGACCACGCTCAGGCACGGCCAAAGATTTCAAAAAGTTACGAGGCAATCCCAATTCCGAAGGATTGATTTGTAATGGGTGTTTGGGGGCGCGTAATGCGCCCCTTTACATTTATGGGCGTTTGTGAGTAAAATGTTTCCTGAGATCCGAAATGGATCTTTCTTCCCCCCGTTGTGGGAAGACAAACAATACCCCGTTTCCTAATCGCCCCGTTGCGCGATGATCGGAAACTCCCTTGAAAAGGAGATCCCGTCATGGCGAATAGTAATGCGCCTTTCGGTTTCCGTCAGTGGTCCGGCACAGGTTCGGCCCCGACATATGAACAGGTAGCTGTTCCACTTCAGTACAATGCTGGTGCAATTTATTTCGGCGACCCCGTAGTGGCGCTGGCTGATGGCACTTACGCACAAGCTTCCAGCAACTCTGCTGCTAACGGCGTTGGCGGTATCTTTGCTGGTTGCAAATACCTCTCCGTGTCGCAGAAGCGCACCGTCTGGTCCAACTATTGGCCCGGCTCGGATGTTGCCTCTGGCAACTACGTCGAGGCTTACATTGTCAACGACCCGAACGCCAAGTTTGTTGTTCAGTCTGACAGCACGGGCATCACCCTCGCTGGCTTGAACGCCAACATCGGCTTCGCCATTGGCTCTGGCAATACCGCCAACGGTATTTCTGGCGCTTATGTTGACAGCTCCACCCTCAACACAACCAACACCCTGCCTTTCCGCGTTATCAGCCTCGTGCTTGATCCTCCCGGCTCCAACGGTACACAGACCGTTGCCGGTGGATATGCTTCGGGCGCTTATAACTGGGTCGTCGTCGCGTTCAACAACGTGGCAACGAAGCAGCTCACTGCTATCTAAGGAGTAAGGTAAAATGGCTGTTAATCTCTCAGCGATTAAAGACCTTCTCCTCCCCGGTCTCCGTGGGATTGAAGGCAAGTACGAGATGATCCCGTCTCAGTACGACAAAATCTTCACTAAGCACGACTCAAAGCTTGCTTTGGAACGTACCGCTGAAATGCGTTACCTCGGTCTTGCCCAGTTGAAGACAGAAGGTGGTCAAACATCTTTTGATAACTCGGCTGGCGAGCGTTACATCTATAACCAAGAGCACACTGAAATTGCTCTGGGCTATGCGATTACACGCAAGGCAATCGACGACAACCTCTACAAGACACAGTTCCACCCCTCGAACCTCGGCCTGATCGAAAGCTTCGGACAGACCAAGGAAATCTACGGCGCGAACGTGTTGAACACGGCGACAACCTACAATTCTTCTGTCGGCGGTGACGGTGTGGCTCTCTGCGCCACTAACCACCCGATTGACGGCGGCACTGTAGCTAACACGCCCGCTGTTCAGGTTGACTTGAACGAGTCCACACTGCTGAACGCAATGATTGCTATCCGTACAAACTTCAAGGACCAAGCCGGTCTGAAGGTGTTTGCACGCGGTCGTAAGCTCGTTGTGCCCCCGCAGTTGGAACCCGTTGCAATTCGTCTGACAAAGACCGAACTGCGTCCCGGCACTGCCGATAACGACGTAAACGCAATCCTCACCACAGCCGGTGGCTTGCCAGAAGGCTACATGGTGAACGACTTCTTGACCTCAGCGTATGCTTGGTTCTTGCTGACCAACATCGACGGTCTGTCGTATATGGAGCGCGTTTCCTTTGAAACCGACATGCAAGTCGATTTTGTGACAGACAATCTTCTCGTAAAAGGTTACGAAAGATACTCGTTTGGTTACTACAACTGGCGGTCGATTTACGGTTCGTTCCCGACATCGTAAGCTAATGGCGGGGGTGAAAGCCCCCGCTTTTCATCTAGGGTCAACAGTCACATAGACCGACCTAGCGGACGCTGCACAGACTATGTGACAACTCGTGCAGGAGGTTCTTTTGGGAACAACCACATTCACAGGCCCCATTACGGCTGGTGACGTTCTTGACACGACAGGTACAACTGTCGGTACGCTCAAGAATGTCGGCTTTGTCGAAATGGCGCAATCATATGCTGTCAATCAGACAACCACTGAAACCGCTACGGCCACGACAATTGTCATTCCGGCCTACAGCACCATCGTCTCAATAGACCTGATCACTACTGTGGCTTGGTCTAGCGCGACAACAACTTACACAATCAGTGTTGGCACAAGCGCCACGGCGACTGAACTCGTCTCGGCGACTAACGCTAACTCTGTGAGTAAGATTGCATTAGTCCCCGCCACTTTGGCCCAATCTACACTGTGGATCAACACCGGAACTTCTGACATTCAAGTGTATGTCAAGTCTGGCGCTCACAGCGTAACAAATGGTTTGGGTACTTTGGTTGTGCGTTATATTCAGGCTATCAACGCCTAATTGGAACAGTAGGAGATCACTATGAAGGGTCGTAGCAAGAAAGCATCTGGTGGCGTCAATCAAGCCGCTGAGGATCTTGGCAAGAGCAACATGGAGTACACAAAGGACTCCAATGTGAACCGTGAAGCCGTCGAGCGTAAGCGCGGTGGCAAGGTTAAGGGCGACAAGGCAATGGCTCACGCTGGGCGTAAGCCCCGCAAGGCTGGCGGTCGCGCTGGTTCAGAGTCAAATCCGTTCACTTCCGCCATGCATGGCACTCCCCCCAAGGGCCATAAGGTCGAGAAGATGACAATGGGTAAAGACATTTAATTGTCTTACCGTTGACTGAATAAGCGGGGGCCAAGTGCCCCCGTTTTACCATGAGGTGTAATATGTCTGGCGCATGGACCCGCAAGGAAGGTAAAAGCCCGTCTGGTGGACTGAATGCCAAGGGGCGAGCGTCCCTCAAGGCGGAGGGGCACGATATTAAGCCCCCGCAGCCAGAAGGTGGTTCACGCCGAGATAATTTTCGTGCTAGAATGTGCGGCATGAAAGAGAAATTAACTTCAGCCAAGACTGCTCACGACCCTAACAGTCGGATCAATCTGGCGTTGAAGAAGTGGAACGTCAAATGTTGAAAGATCGTCCGTTTTGGGAGAAAGAAGCTCCCAAAGATGCCAAGACAAAACATTTGGACCGCAAGCAGAAACAATCTGCCAAGGCAATGGCTCGCGCTGCGGGTCGGCCCTATCCAAACGCAGTCGATAATATAGCAGCAGCCCGTTCACGAGGTAAGTGACATGCAGCCCATTACAGTTTCAACAACAGACGCTACCGCAGGCACAACTTATAGTCGAAAGGTCCGCATGGACAGCTGGGCTAACGCTCAGACTGTTATTCAAGTCAATGTGACCGGCACGGCGACATATACTGTTGAGACGTCTATGGATGATCCCAACAGTGCAACAAGCCCCGTTGCTGAAGGAAGCATGACATGGATAAACGCTGCTGATAGTGCAGTTGTTGCAAAGTCTGCATCAGCACAAGGCGCGCTTGCAGTTACGCCAACCTTTGTCAGAATTAAACAGACGGCTGGCAATGGATCGACAACAATGACTGTTGCCCAATTCAGTAACGCTCCGTTCTAAGGTTCATCATGTCCACAAGCGGCACATACAACTACAATCCGTCGCTTGGCGAGATGACCCTCTACGCCTACAATTTGGTTGGCATCCGCAATACGTCACTCTTGCAGGAACACATGGAGGCGGCTCGTATGGCCGCCAACATGATGCTTGGACGGTGGTCGTCTGAGGGCGTCAATCTGTGGGCCGTTGACTTGCAGACCATCACGCTGGTGCAGGGCACGTCTACATACACCGTCCCCGACAACACTGTGGCCATGCTCGACGCTTATGTGACGACCGGCACGGGCACAAGCGCCATCAATCGCTTGATCCTGCCGATTAGCCGCACGGAGTATGCGTCTTACCCCAATAAGCAGCAGCAGGGCTTCCCGACCACTTACTGGTTCGACCGTCTGCTGTCGCCAAACGTCACGCTGTGGCCCGTCCCAGACGGTAATGAAGTGTCGTTTTCGTACTATCGTGTGCGCCAAATACAGGACTCGAACCTGACAAATGGCCAGCAAGTCGAAATTCCTTACTATTTCCTTGAGGCATTTGCTTACGGGCTGGCCCAACGCCTCGCAATGATCTGGGCCCCAGACTTCCGTTCGTCTATCGATAGGGTCTGAAACTCACTCGAGGAGACAGGCCAAACCAGGCCGTGACAGCCAGCCTCTATGCAAAAACGCACTTCCGATCTGAGACTGTCTTCGTCAATCTCATCGCTGGTGCTTTTCTTCTTCTTTTTCTTGAAGAAGAACACCGCCACCACAGCCCCGATAAGCACAACAACGACAATTATTATCCCTGTGAAGTCAGCCTCTGAAGGCTCAGGACCAACATTCGTGGGCTGGTAGTT